ACTTGTTATTCGGGTGAGGTTGTTGGTAGAATTTTCCTTTACACGGGTAATTCATTTACTGATTATGATGATTTAGTTGTTGCAACTTTAAGATCAAGAGGTATTTCAGATTATGTTGACGGAACTAACCCAACTTGGGAAATTACAGGTATAACAGATGTTTCTTTAGATATGACAGGTGCATACTCTGGTGTGACTAAAAACCCATATCTTCCATTCTTAGTAAATGCAACAAATTATGATGGAACAAACTTTAGTTTTGAAACTTCGTTTTCTTCTTCAGATGCTAAGTACTTAACAAAAGTATTCGGTACAAGTAACTTTGGTAAACCAAGAAATACGGTTCCGTTATTCTTAGAAGAAAGATTTCAGTCATTATTAAACTATGCTTACAGACAAGGTTATATTAGAGGTTTGAATCCTGAATTAATATCTTTAGATTCGGCTCAAAGCTCATCGTCAACATCAGTAGGTTGGTATTTAGATAGATACCAATCTCCAAGTTCTCCTTGGGTAGTATCAGAATTAAGAGGTAATAAAGTTTTTAACTTATTTAAGTTCTACACTATTGCAGATGGTAACAATGCTAACACTGAAGTTAAAATCTCAATTACAGATATTTCTTTCGCAAACCAGACATTTACAGTTCTAATCCGAGATTATTTTGATACCGACTCAACACCAACAGTGATTGAGAAATTTACAAACTGTTCAATGGATCCAAGCCAAAATAACTTTATTGCTAAAAAAATAGGTTCTTTGGATGGAGAGTTTGAGTTAAATTCAAGATATGTTATGGTTGAGATGAACGAAGATGCTCCTGTTGATTCATTACCTTGTGGTTTTGAAGGATTCTCTTTCAGAGAGTACTCAGGTGCTAGATCTCCATTCCCAATATTTAAAACAAAATATGATTTCCCAGGTGAAGTTATTTATAACCCACCATTTGGATTACCAACAGGGGGTGATAACTCAACCACAACAGGAGGTGATAATGTAAGAAGAACATATCTTGGTATGTCAAACTTCTGGGGTTATGACACTAACTTCTTTGAATATGTTGGTAAAAGAAATCCTATCTCACCTTGTGATTTAGAAGGAGGAGAATGGTCGTACAAGACAAGAGGTTTCCATATGGATTCAGGGGCAAGTGGACTTACAATCGGAAGTGCGTTCTCAACAAGTGGTACACCAAGATTCTATGTCGGGGACGCACCATTTAGTTCAGAACCAACAAATGAGACAAGTCCATACTATAGATTGTTCTCAAGAAAATTCACTTTGTTTGTACAAGGAGGGTTTGATGGATGGGATATCTATAGAGAATATAGAACAAACAGTGATAGATACGTTTTAGGTAGAAATGGTTTCCTTAATGGGGCTTGTGCAACAGATAGATACCCAACTGCAACAGGATGGGGTGCCTTCAAACAAATTTCAATCGGAGACGGTACAAGAAGTTGGGCAAATACCGACTACTACGCTTACTTGTTAGGGATTAGAAGTTTCTCAAACCCTGAAGCGGTCAACATCAATGTATTTGTAACTCCTGGTATTGATTATGTTAATAATTCAGATTTAGTTGGTGATGCTGTTGATATGATTGAAAACGAAAGAGCAGATTCATTGTATATTACAACAACACCGGACTACAACTTGTTTGTTCCTACGACAACAAATGGTGATAACTTAATATACCCTCAAGAGGCGGTTGATAATTTGGAAGAATCAGGAATTGATTCTAACTATACGGCAACTTACTACCCTTGGGTATTGACTCGTGATACTGTTAACAACACACAAATTTACATTCCGGCAACTGCTGAGGTAACAAGAAACTTGGCGTTGACAGATAATATCGCTTTCCCTTGGTTCGCCGCGGCAGGTTATACTCGTGGTATTGTTAATTCAATCAAGGCACGTAAAAAGTTAACACAAGAGGATAGAGATACTTTATATGTTGGTAGAGTTAACCCAATTGCAACTTTCTCTGATGTTGGTACAGTAATTTGGGGTAACAAAACTCTACAAGTTAGAGAATCTGCACTTGACAGAATCAACGTAAGAAGATTGTTATTACAAGCTCGTAAATTGATTTCAGCGGTTTCTGTAAGATTACTATTCGATCAGAACGATGAACAAGTAAGACAAGACTTCCTAAATGCCGTGAACCCAATTTTGGATTCAATCAGAAGGGATAGAGGTCTTTACGATTTCCGAGTAACAGTTTCTTCAGATACTGCTGACTTAGACAGAAATCAAATGACAGGTAAGATTTATATCAAACCTACTCGTTCACTTGAATTCATTGATATTACATTCTACATTACTCCAACAGGAGCGTCGTTTGAAAATATCTAATGACTATTTAATTAAAAGAAAGGGAGACAAGTTCTCCCTTTTTTATTTATCCTAATATTTATTAATATGAATCATAGAATACTTGTAAGAAAAATAATGACCGAAATGGTTAATGAAATTGAGGACAAAAAGTACGGTCTCAAATATTATGCATTTGATTGGGATGATAACTTAATGAAAATGCCAACTGAAATAATATTAAAAGACGAAGACGGAAATGAAGTAGGAATGTCCACTGAAGATTTTGCAGAATACAGAACAGATATTGGAAAAAAACCTTTTGAGTATAATGGTGAAACGGTTGTTGGTTTTGCTGAAGATCCTTTTAGGTTTTTTAGAACGGAAGGTGATCAAAAGTTTATGAGGGATATTGAAAATGCTCCGTTAGTTAGAGGTCCTTGGACAGATTTTGTGGAAGCAATCAATAATGGTTCAATATTTTCAATCATCACAGCAAGGGGACATCACCCTAACACCCTTAAAAAAGGGGTGTACAAGTTAATTATGATGGGTAGAGGTGGATTAGATAAAAGACAACTTGTTGACTCACTTAAAGAATACCGAAAAAGAATGGGGTTAAAACCTGTGGAAGATGAAAACTGGTTAATTAAAGATTATTTAGATAGATGTAAGTTTTATCCTGTTTCATATGGTGAAGGTTCCGCTACAAATCCAGAGGAAGGTAAAATCAAAGCAATGGAAGAGTTTGTAAGTTATGTAAAAAGATTATCTCTTAGATTACAGAAAAAAGAATATCAATTTGTAAATGATGTAAGTAACAATTTTGTACCTACAACCCCGATGGTTGGTTTTTCAGATGACGATATAAGAAATATAGAATCAATGAAAAAACATTTTGAAAAAAAGGATGATAATATATTAAGAACTTATCATACAAAAGGAGATGAAAAATATATGATGGAGCACCTAGTTAATAGGATTGTAACGAAAATTAAATCAAAGTAAAGAGAAAAAATTTTACAACGATATATTTATAATAAAAATAAACACAAAATTTAAAACTAAAAAATTATGGCTGATTTGTTAATGAAAATGCCAGTTCCGTATGAACCGAAAAGACAGAACCGATTTATATTGAGATTCCCATCTTCTTTGGGGATTAACGAATGGTTCGTGGAAAGCGCATCCCGACCATCAATTAAAATCGGCTCAACTGAAATACAATTTTTAAATACTTCAACGTTTGTTGCAGGACGATTCAATTGGGATCCAATTACGGTTAAATTCCGTGACCCTATCGGACCATCTGCATCTCAAGCATTAATGGAGTGGGTTCGTTTATGTGCTGAATCTGTTACAGGACGTATGGGTTATGCTGCTGGTTACAAGAAAAATGTGGATATTGAAATGTTAGACCCAACAGGTGTTGTTGTTGAGAAGTGGATTTTGGAGGGTACATTTATGACTGATGTAAACTTTGGTTCACTTTCTTATTCACAAGACGCAATTGCCGACATTTCAGCAACACTTCGTATGGATCGTTGCATCCTCGTGTACTGATTTTTTTGGACAAAAAACACACCTGTCCATATACAATATTGTTTAATTCCCATATATTTATATGTATGGGAATTTTTATTTGTAATATATGTCAAATCAAGTTTGATTCAATAAACGGACTACGATCACA